AAGACCCTGCAACGGTTCATGAGACTATTGAGTATATGATCAAGATGCATCCAAACTTGGATATGAATGACCTCAAGATCAAGATGGAAAAAGACGTTGGAATCTGGATTACCTATGTAAATGAGAATGACAACATTGTGAATGTTGGTAATCCCAATCTATCAACTGGTAACATGGCCCTGCTGTGTGCATGTCATGAACAGAATGCAGAAGAGATTTATATGTTAGGGTTTGATTTGAGTTCATACGATGAATCAATCAATAACATATACAAAGGGACAGACAACTATTTGCCTGCCTCTGCGAAAGGGTTTAATCCTGTAAACTGGATGAACCAGATGAGTGAACTTTTTGACAAGTATAAGGACAGAACTTTTTATTGGGTGGATTGTAAAATGAAAGGCACTAACAGTTGGCATGGTTCAACAGTGCAAGACTACCATCTCAATGTAAAGTGCTTGTCAAAAGAAGAGTTCTGTAAAGAGCTATTATTGAATGATTATAAATAAAGGAGTATTGACATTTTGCATACATCATGATACATTAAACATACTTAAACATACGAAATATATTTACACATAAGGAGACTACAATGTCGTTAGCTGCAATGAAGAAGCAGAATAGTTTGGATTCACTATTGGGTGCTGCCCAGAAAGAATCTGCCCCCCTAGAGAAGAAGTCTTACGTTGATGAACGTCTTTGGAAACCTACGATGGATAAGACCGGCAATGGTTATGCTGTCATTCGTTTCCTGCCTGCACCAAAGGGTGAAGACCTTCCTTGGGTTAAACTTTGGAATCACGCTTTCCAAGGGCCAACTGGTCAATGGTTTATTGAGAACTCATTGACTACGCTTGGTAACAATGATCCTGTGTCGGAGTACAACTCTAAACTCTGGAACTCTGGTATTGAGTCAGATAAAGAGATTGCTCGTAAGCAGAAGCGTAAGCTGCAATATTACTCAAACATCTATGTGGTGAGTGATGCATCAAATCCTCAAAACGAGGGTAATGTCTTCCTCTATCGTTATGGTAAGAAGATTTTCGATAAGGTGATGGAAGCAATGCAGCCTCCGTTTCCTGATACTGATCCCATCAATCCTTTTGATTTTTGGGAAGGTGCGAACTTCAAGTTGAAGCTTCGTAAGGTAGACGGGTATTGGAACTATGATCTATCATCCTTTGATAGTGTAACTCCATTGCTTGATGGTGATGACGGTGCGTTGGAAGAGATGTATAACAAGCAATACTCCCTTGCTGACTTTACATCACCAACTAACTTCAAGTCCTATGATGAGTTGAAGACTCGTCTGGATGCAGTTCTATCTGGGACTGTGGTTGCAAATACAACAGTTCAGACTTTGATGGAATCTGAACCAAGTTCTGCAATCAAGGTTGATACTAAACCAGAACCAGCACCTACTGTAGAAGCTGATGATGATGACGCAATGTCATATTTTGAAAAACTCGCAGAAGGATAGACTGTTCTATCCTTAACAAGAACCCCTCGCTGAGAAATTGGTGGGGGGTTTTCTTTTACGGATTTGCTGTAGCCATAGAACCACCACCATTTGCGACAGCTCCCGTTGTTCCTGTTGGCTTCAGTGAAGCTGAAGTACTTACATTGTTTGATGTCTTAGGTGCTTCATTGACAGTGCTACTTGGTGCGACAACTACTGGTGCAGCTTGTGCTTTTTGTAGTTCTGCTGCAATAGAAGCTCGTCTTGCCGCAAGTTCATCAGTTTTCGCTTTTTCATTTTGTAAGTCTTTTATATCTTGTTCTCTTTCACCTGTCGTTTCATGCCAACTATCTTTTGCAACATCTGCCGTCATGTCAGCAACATTTTCCTTGTTATCCTTTACATCATCTTCAGCATCCTCTAACAATCTCTTTAATCTTGTAATATTTTTACTGTGTGCCTCTTGAGCCGCAACTTGCGCTTCCTCATCTGCTAATCGTTTTTTTCTTACTTCTGGGTCTTCAAGTTTTTTGCCGCTGCTGTCAATTCCAGCAAACTCAAAAACAGCGTCTGGGATGACCAGCTTTACCGAATCCGGCATGGCCATTAGAATGCTGGCCATTATGTTTTGAAACATGCCCTTAAAGTCAAAGTTGAGTATACTTTTAACTCCATCCATAATACCGTTTATAAAATCTTCAATTAATTTCTCAAAACTAAATTCTTTGAATGACTTCGCTAAGTCCTCGAAACCAAAGAACTCCAAAACATCAGCAATTAAATCTTTTATAAAATCAAGTATCTTTCCAAACGAACCCATAAAATTGACAAATGCTACTCTTATCAATTCTGGGACACTTGCTCCTTCATCAAACGCTTTCTTGACCTCAAGAAAAGTATCATATATTGCATAAAGCGCCACAGGAATGCCAGCAATGATGGCAACGAGTGGTAATATAGCAATACCAGTCATTGTAGAAAGTGCAACTAAACCAGCGCCCAATGCTTTTACTATTGTCACGCCAGCAGCTTTCATACCCACAAATATTGCTTTAATACCAGCAAAACCAAGAAATTTCAATGTGAAAAATCCAAGAACAGCAGCAATACCTACCTCCAATGCCCCAAATTTATCAACTAAAAGTTTTAGTACTCCATTTTTACCGAATAGGAAATTATCATCTGATGATGCCCATGATATTAATTTCTTTATATTTTCCTTAAGCATGCCCCATACAGGACTATTAACGAGTAACACAAGTGCTGGGATTACAAGTATTGAGAATACTTTACCAAACCGGCCTAAAATTCCACCAATTTTTTTAAAGGTTTTCCCGATACCTTCTATGGCAGTTCCACCAAGTTCTTTTACTGCTGCCCCAGTTCCTTTTTCTCCTTTAGTATCTTTGAATCTTGAAAGTAAATTTCTTCGACTTTCAAGTTTTTGTGACTTTGCCTGTTCTTTGTTGTATCTTTTTTGTGCATCTTGATATTGTTTATTATTTTTTGCATCTTCGCCAAGGACCGCTTCAATGTCCTCCATTGCTTTTTTTGATTCTTCAGTGACTTTTCTCTGCTTTAACATTGCGTCATATTGTTTTTCTGACTGACCAAGAAGTTTTCTTTCAATATTTTCCCTTTTTAACTGGAGTTTATTTGCTTCCTCTGCTTTTTTTTGTAAAGCCTCAAGTTTTTTCATCCCACTTTCACTGAAAGTGCCACCGGCTTTTTGTTTCTCCAACAGGTTAGCGACCTGTTCTAACTTCGCTGTTGTTTTTTGGGATTCACGATACATATCTTCTTGAGTTGCCATAATTCTATCCTACTTCTTTACACTTACTTCAGCATTTTTACTTTTGACATATGCTTCCTTACCAAAGAATGCCGCAACGATTGCTGCAACAGAAACAAAATATGTCGGGGCCATGTCACCTAAAACAGATGCTGCTTTTTCTAAACCTGTCAACACAGATAATACGACGAGTGTGGGATATAATAACATACCGGCAAGTGCAAACCACGCCATTCGACGCTGAGCATCTTCCTTTTTATCCTCATTCTCTAGTCTTACTAATTTTTGGTCCATCTCAAATTCTTCATCAGTCACAACACCATCACCATCTAAATCATATTTTTCAAATTGACTATTTGGCTCAAGTTTTTTTTGTGCCACAACTACCTCCTTGACATTGCTCGATTCTCTTTCTTCATTCGCTCCTCTTCTTCTTTAAGGTGATTGGTTAGTAAACCAATATATATGTCCCTCTCCCACGGCATCATATTTTCAAGCTCTGTTAAACTATATTTATGATGTTGCATCAATGCAAAATTCATTTCATAGTAAGACCTAACTGATATGTGTGAGAGGGCTATTAGAAAAAACTATCTATTCCCTCCACACTAACTTTGCTTTCTACTTGTGTATTGGGATTTTTCACTGTCACCTCATGTCGAAGTTTAGGCATAGTTTCAAAGAATTTACCAATGTCTTCAAAAACCTCAGTTGGTAAATTATCAATAAATTCAATCAGGTCATTATTAGTAAAATCTACTCTTCTGTTTATTATATCGCCATCTGTAATTTCAGTAACACATCTTTCTAATAACTTCATCGTATCATCAACTACATTATCAGTATCTATATCAGAAACATCTCTTATTGTTGGCCACCGTAAAACCATATTGATATTATCTGTTACTTGTATCGTATCTACATGATCATCTGAAACTTGCACATCTATTTCATCAAGATTGATTTTAACAGGGACTCTTGTTTCATCATCATCTGGACACAAAATTCTTACTTCTGCTGTTTCTCCAACTGATTTACACCGTATCTTTAAAAAAATATATTCAAAATTAAATATTGGAAGCTTCTCAATCTCCACCTCATTAAATGTGCAAGATTTCATGATTGAGGTCAGGGCACCATATATATCTTTTTTGCTGCTTCCTTCTTGTAGAAGCATTAATGTCTTTTGTTCTTTTACAAGAAATGGTCTATATTTTATTTCTTCTCCTGTTGATGGTAGTTCTAATGTGTAAACTGGTGTATCAATTTTTGGTAACGCCATAATTTTTTCATCCTTTTATAATAATTTCCTCACTACAGCTGGAATGTTTGCTGTCAAACTTCTTTCAACTGTGTTTGTAAATGTGTCAACTAATGTCCCACCAAGACTTTGCTGAGACTCTGCATCTAGTGGTGAGAACTTTCTAAATGTCCATGCCACTGTAGTTTTTGTAATTTCTGTACTTGGCCCTGATGCTAATTCTAGGGCAGCGATAGATTTAGGATAACACTCCTCTATTCTCATACCAAATGTTTTCTGATTGTTTTGGTTAAGTAAATATATATCTAATGTTCCAACATAATCATAATAATATCCAACATCAAATGTGGTTACATTATATGATAGTTGTTGCCATTGCTCAAACAACCTTCTCTCATCTAATCCAGATGTTGATTGAAAAGTCATACTGATTTCATCTGCAAACAATGGTTGTGTCACATACTCTCTTTGTGGTCCAGTGATAGCCCCTGCACTTGCTATTTGAGTTTCTAACGATCTGCCGGGCATCTGAAAACTTTCTGCTCTCAAGGAGATGTCTCTAACATTGTGGCCACCCATAGCAGGAGAAGATGAACGGGGTGGATGAATTTGAACCTCATATTGGTTTGGTCTTCCATATGCATTTTGATCACCAAATGATGCTAAAACATCATTCATTAAACCAAATGCTGTTGCATCTGCAAATGAAGCTAGTGTTGATGCCATTTTACTATCCTTTAAACTTTGTACAATTTCTTAGTTCGATTATATACTTTAGATGTGGAGGCTTTCCTAAATCTTTGTACAGGTAATAAAACTGCAATCACCCATTCATCTGGAGTAACAATACGAACTTGGGATTTCATATGACTGTAAAGATATCTTTTAACAACAGCCTTTGCCATGCGGCCGGGTTCGCCAGGTAATCTTATAGCCCGTTGATAACTAACTCTAAGCCGATCTGTTTCTTTATATTGATTTCCTTCTGGTATATTTTTAAGTTTATCAAGCAATTTAATTCGTAGAGGTATTGGTAAATAATGAAAGTTTAACCCCAAAAATCCATCATTGTATCTCTCCAGTGGCAGAACCAGCGGAAAAGTATCATAGTATGGTAGAGTTTTTTTGTATTTAGGATCATACATAAACATATTCAAATTAAATGGTGATGGGATATTTGCTCTTTTACCATCTCTAATCAAATCCAATGGTTTAGGTTTACCGAAATCTTGTATTTTATTTCGATACCATTTGATTGATTTTGGTGCGTCTTTTGTAGCGTCTTGAACACTTTGTATAAAATTATCAGCCATACGATTATTTATAACGAATACCTAAATCATCCTCTGTTAGTATTTGAAATTCCATTCCGTTATTCTCACACCATTCAACAGCATACTTCCATTTAGCACTATTCACGCCCCAAGTCTTTACCTCGTTGATATATCGTCTTGTTTTTCTTTGTGGTTCCTTTGGAGGTTTTGTCTGCTTCTTGGGTTTGACTTCAATGACAAGATTTTTGATGGTGCCGTTGTGTTGTTTTATTTTACAATAGAAGTCAGGAAAATAACGATGTATTCTGCCATCCCAAGGAGACTTGTATGGTATAACTATCTCTTCGCTACCCCATTCAATCACAGATTCAGTGTTATCACAATAGACCATGAACTTTCGTTCCCACAGAGAACGATAGATTACATTGTGAACATTCCCTCTATATTTCGAGGGGTTGGTTGGTTTGTATGTTCCTTTGTATGCCATGATGTATAAATAGTTTTAAATGATATAAGGATTATTTAGACATGGCTGTTTTCACTGCATTGAGAAATAAAGCACAATCCTCTGCTGCAGGATTTCTTACTAAAACCGCACAGAGTGCTCTTGGTTTAAACCGAGCAAAGGGTCTTAGATTTAATCAACCTGATACTGGTCCTGTTACTGGAAATGCATCAACCACAAGGGGTGGTGAGGTTCTTCAGTATCCACTTGACCTTGGCACAGACGGTAATAGTCATTTCATTGCATTCTTTGTTAAATCAATCAAGTCTCCAAAAGCTGAACTTGCCTCGCCGGAAGGAGATAAAGAATCTATAAAGACAGCCGAAGCTTTACAAAATTCAACTGCTACAGAGGTTGATGATAATGGTAGAGAAATGGAGAGAGATAAAACTGCACAGTCAAAACAAATAAAAAAATTAAATGACGATGCCAACAGTAAGGTTTTTGGAACAGGCAAAAGTTATTTATCAATTCAAGAGAAAACTAGACCATCATCACATTTAGTAAAAACCATAGCTTTATATTTTCCACCATCCGTACAACAGACATATAGCTTGACTTACAATGAACAAGAAATATCTAAACAGGCTGCATTTGGTGCAGAAGTCATACAAGGATTTATGGCAAAAGGATTGAATGAAGCTTCTTTTAAATCTGCTTTAGACCCAGCCATGGAGGGTATCAAAATGGCTGTAAATCAAATGGGTTTGAATGCACTAGATAGTGTAGCAGCTGGTGCATCCTCTCTTATCGCTTTAAACAGAGGAAAAGTCATGGCGCCCAAAATGGAAGTCATGTTTGAAAATATTGGAAAGAGATCATTTTCTTATAGTTTTACTTTTACCCCTTCCTCTGAACAAGAGGCAGATGAAGTCCAAAGCATCATTCAAGCGTTTAGATTTCATGCATCATCTGACTATGCAGATGGACGAGGATTTGAATTAACAATACCAGACCAGTTTGAAATAGAATACTACACAAAAAATAACCAACCAAATGGATATCTGCATAAAATTGGAACTTGTGTTTTAGAGAGTGTTGATGTTACATATGGTGGAGATAAAATGACTTGGCATGAGACAAATTCAAAGGGAGCTTCACCAACTAAAACAACAATGGCACTAAGTTTCAAGGAACTTATGACCGTCACAAAAAGTGCTATCGAAGATGGATTTTAAAAATGTATTTTGCAAAATTTCCTTACATACTATACGATTCTGTTGGTAATCTTGATTTTAAAGTTGTAACTAATCTTTTAAGACGAGTCGCACTAAGAGCTAATCTTAGAGAGGACACTCTAGTTTTTGACACATATACTGTGAAAGATGGTGAGTCACCAGAAATTCTTGCTCACAAGTTATATGGTGACTCACAACTCCATTGGATAATTCTTTTAATAAACAATATCACTGATAGGTATCATCAGTGGCCAAAACCATACATACAACAACAATCATACATTAGTGACAAATACCCAACATCAACAGAACTGAACGCATTACATCATTATGAGATAACACAAACCTCTGGAGATACCACAGTTAAAATTGATATTGGAAAAGATAATACCGATTTCCCAAGTGCAACCGCAATAAGTAATGTTGAGTTTGAGGAAGACCTACAAGATAAACGAAGGTTAATTCGCTTATTAGACCCATCATATCTATCACAATTTACTGAAGAGTTTGAAGAGCTAATGGAAGAAAGTGCAATTTAATGACGGCCGCTGGAAAAAAAGAAGAGCTTCAAAAAGCAGGTGCATTCCATATACAACAACTTGAAATAATCACCTCCAAAGGTGTAGTTGTAGACCTATTAGGAGCTCTTGTTCATGTCACATTCTTTGAAGATATTCAATCAACCAGCATAACAGGAAGTTGTATTATTAATGATCAACTTGATATATCTACGATTGGTCCTGTTATTGGTCAAGAATATCTTCGCATGAAAATAACAACATCAGGTTTGAACGCAAAAGAATCTTCAATTGATTTCACAAAAAATTTGTTGTTGGTTAACTCTTTGACAACTAAAGAAGAAGGCGCAAGCGGAAATCAATTTTTAGTGTTGGAGTTTTCGACTTCAGAGTTACAAAGAGATCAAAGAATCAGAATAAATCAAAGTTATTCTGGTTCATATTCTGATATATTCAAAGAGATCATGGTAGATCAGTTAGGTTCAAGAAAAAAATTATATGTAGAACCATCAAGTGGACTTAAAAAAATAGTATTTCCTAATTTCAGTCCATTTGAAGCAATTAATATGATGAAGAGACAAGCTGTCTCTGAACACGATGGTTCACCAACTTACATGTTTTATGAGGATTTTAAGGGTTATCACTTTAGAAGTTTATCTAGTATGTACGCTGAACCAGCAGTTTTTACATATAAAACCTCTGTGGCTGGTTCCAACCCAAATGATCCTGTTTCAGATTTATCCACAGTGATTGAACATCAAATACAATCAATAGGTGACGCTGCTGCAGCACAAAGACTGGGCTCCTATGGTTCTGAACTTATATCTTATGACACATACACCAGAAGACACATAACCACCACATATAATTATCTGGACAATTTTAAAGATGAGACACATGTTAGCACTGGTTTTCCATTGATATCTGCAACGCCAGTGCAAGATACATCTCGTATGAGTGATTTTCCAGCAAGGAGATATTTAGTCCCAAATGCTAATTTTATTGATGCAGATGGTAACTATACAGATTTTACAGTCTTACATGATGAGAATGGTAGAAATGTTTATAATGCAACACAATCTGAAACATGGTTACAGAGAAGACAGTCGCAACTATTGCAGTTAGAGAGAGGGATCACTTGCACAATCAAAACTAATGGTAATACTCTCATAGACTGTGGAGATATAGTCGATTTTAATTTACCGGCAACATCGTCTGCAAAAACAGATGATAATGAAAAGTTTGATTTCTTCTACAGAGGTAGATTTCTAATACGAGCTATACGGCAGGATTTTGATATCGGAGCAAAAAAACACGAATCGTTAATGACACTAGTCAAAGATTCTCTTACACAACCATTACTGTCATCTGGGACAAGCCTTGAATTCCAACCAGAGGCTTCGGGTGGACTTGTAGAAAATTTCTATACCAGAAAACAATAGCAACAGGAAGGAGAAATATTAATTTAATTATCATGCCAACAAAATATCATAAAAAAAAGGAAGAAAAAATGGCTAAATCACAAAATCGTATTAAAAAAATGAACTTTCAAATTCAAAAGCGAAAAATAGAGGAACTAACTCCACTTTCAGATGATGATAAATATGTTATAGAGATGGCAGGATATCAAAAATTAATAGGACGAACTAATGAAAACATTTCAAGAACTGCAAGAAGGTCTTCAAG